TTTATATAAGGGTAACCGAGTGATCTTAGTATTCTATCAGATAACCTGTCGAACGATGTGATCTTTGAAGAAAGATTAGTGCTTTGAAAAGCCGAGATAGGAGTGATATCGCAACGTGCCATTTCTTTTATTTATTAAGCTGGTGGTGCTGCTGCAGCAGGAGGTGCTTCAGTAGTATCTGCTGGGGGCACTTCTCCTTCAGGAGGAGCTCCGTCAGCTGCTGGTGATCCAAAAGATGGCGGTGCTGCAGACCCGCCAGGGGTACTACCTGAAGCATCTGCCGGTGCACCACCAGCGCCGCCGCCTGATATCATTTGTTCTCTCCAATTTGGCCCACCTGCAACAATTTGAGCTAATTCCCACTCGAGTTCTTTATCTTTTCTTAAGAACTCTCTGTTAGCCTTAACATCAGTATCGCTCCAACCGAGATATTTTTTCTGCGAATATGTTGATGATATGGTCTGATTAGCTACTAAACTTGTAAAATTATTAACTTTAAGTTCTAATTTTTGATTTTCTCTTAACTCATAAAAATTAGTCGGTACATTAAATTCTAGATAAAAATTCTGCTCTTTTATATTTAACTTATAAGATATACCTTTTAATTTTAAATGTGTTAAAAATCCATTTTTTAACCCGTTTGCAAAGTTCTGTTGTAATCTAATAATAAAACGCGCAAACTTTAATTCTTCTCTCAAAATTTCATTACCGTCTTTAAATACGCTTTCTGTATTAAGCCTATTTGTAGGCACTTTTAATGCCTTATAAAGTTTATTTACAAAGTACATTAAGTCAGTAAGCTCGCCTAAATTAGCACCGCCCGCTAATTGAGTAACTGAAGTGCCTTCACTACCGGCTCGTTTTGCAAACCAAAAACTATCTAACATTGATTGCGGGTTAAATTTTTGAACTGGTCCAGATTGTGTACTATCAAATGTTTTCTTACTCCAATACTCTTGAATTAATTTACGCAAATATGCTTCAGCTTTAGGAGGGGCCATATTACCGACATCAACATTAAAAACTAACCGTTCTGGTGCTCTTACTAACCGGTATATGACAATACTATCTTCGATTAAAGAAAGTTGCCTATAAGCCCGTCTTGCGTTTTCAATAAAAGGTAATCTAAAAGTCTTATCTTGATTCCAAATACCTGAACTTACATATGTTATTTGATTTTTATCCATTGGGATAAACTCAAACTTTTCAACCTTATTTGGTTTGCTTGGATCAAAAATAGGTTTACGTAATATGTATCCTTTTATAATCATGTTTTGAATATTATCAAAAATTGGATCGATAAGTTCACCAGGCAATTGAACGGCACCTAAAATACCTTCGCCTGGAAAAGCTTTATGAATTACATGTTCAAAATATACTTCCCCTTCAACTAATAATTGTCTAAAATATTCCCACCCTTTACGCTCTAATTCAAAATTCTGAACATACTTATAAAACTCCCCTAACACTGTATTTTTTTCATGATCTTCTAAATCTAAATTTTTAAATACAAGCTTTACAATCTCCCCACTATCATTCTTATTAATACATTCATCGCAGATTTCATCTAAACATTCTGAAATTTCTGAAAAGGCTGCCATTACTCTATAATCCATCATACGAGGGCCTTTATCAGCCTGTATATTAGCGTATACTAAATCGTTATATATACCACCTTTAGCTATTGAACCAGAAGGAGTATTGTTATAATCATTATCGTAAAATATGGATTGTCTAGCTAAAGCTTCTGTTCTTCTTGAACCAGTATCTTGAAAAGTCTCGTATTTAGGATTTAATTGCGCAAGTACAGAATTTAAATCTAACGTTTGATACGGTAATTTATTAGCTAAATTTTTAAAGAAACCGCTTTGATTGAAGCTTTTATTGTCTTGAGCCATTCAATTATTTAATACTATTCTACGGTAATTCTATTACCATATATTAAACGATAGCTAAGTACGTATTAACTGGCTGAAATGCGCTCAAGTATGTTTGGGCTGATGTACTATAACCTGCCGGGTTGAAAGGTACAAATACATTTAAACTATTAGGTAATCCAAAATTCCTATTTAATAAAGGTAAATTAAATGTTAGTATATTATCATTTATAACATTATAAGCTGGTATTATTTGACCATTTAAATCAGGCTGTCTAGTAAATCCATTAACTGCAGTAACAGCAGATGTATATACTGTCGGATTATTAGACGATAATAAAAGTCCTTGCAACTTTGTAAAGTTAGTGCCATATAGCATAACTACTCCCGTAGTGCCTACTGTTAGAGTGTAATTACTATCCACTAATACACTCTTATAAAACCAGTTTGATATAGTAGGTGTTCCAGACACTTCTTTAACTTCTAATTCATTTATTAAACCAGATGATACGGGGAAAGTATATGTGTTGCCAGACAATTCATCATACCCAGTTAATATATTCTCAGCATAGAAATTCTCTTTTATGTAATATATATTATTAACAGCATTATCAGCGTCTTTAAATAACCAGCCTTTAATAGTAAAAGATGTATCAGCTGTAATACGTTGTTTATCTGTACCGGTTAAATCTACCGGATACTCTATAGCCATTTCACCGTTCCATAAAACTTCACTTCTTATTTCTTGCAACTGCCCTAGCCCCAAATCATTAGGCATCTTCCAACTAATTACTACATACGGGTTTGAATACGGTATAAAATTACTTAAAATTTGATCCATGTCTGTTTGAAACCGAGTAATAATAGACATTTTAATTGAAATATTAATCGGTATAGGTGATTTTAAATGTGCTGAATCTTTATTATTTTTATTATAATAAAACCCATCTAATTTATTAAACACTAGTACTGTCTCGGGATATACCGTCAATTGATACTGCAACTGCAGGCATGGTCATCGTTTTTCCGGTGTTAATAATATCATATAAAACTCTCTGCTTAGGAGAGTAAACATATCTAACACTAATTCTATCTTCAATTGACCGGTCTATATTATATCTTTTGATGACAATATCGTCGAACGCAGTAACAAATTGCGTCAATATGTCTTTAATCTCAAAATAATAAGGCGATTTCTTCATTATCGTTTCATATGTTTATTAAGAACTTTTAATAAACCTAATTTTCCTTCTATTTGATCTTTGTTTTTTAATTTATGTATTTCGGCTTTTACTTTATAATATAGTTTATTAAGTTGGCCGCGAGTCATTTTACCGTACCCATTTATAACAACTTCTTCCTCATCTATACTAACCCCTTGAGAAACACCAGCTGGACTAAATTTAGATGCTGACCCACCCGGTAATTGGCTAGTATTTGTAATAGGACCGTAACTATTTTTATAATCATTAGAAGGAGATTGTTTATAATTACTAGGCTTTCTTTGTTGATCATACCCTACCGCACCTTGGCCTGAGGACATTTCTAGTATAAGGTTATTTTTATACACTTCAAATATTTTTTTATACTCGTCCATATAACTATTTATAAAAAAACCCGAGCGTTAAACTCGGGTTTTAATTGTATATAATAACCTTTAACCCATAGCTTGACCAACTCGACGTCTATCTTGATCACAAATATAACTACCGCCTAACGCTGCTGTATTAAGACAAAATACTTGAGTTGTAGTACTAACAGATGGCATTGTTGAGGTAGGACTTGCTGTATTATTAACTTCAATTGGCATTCTTGCATTTGCACCTGCTGATGTACCAGATAATGCTGTTGAACTTAACGTCCAATACACTGAACCAATTTGAATACCTGATGCGCATTCTTGACCTGTTGCAGTCAAACTGTATCCAATAGTATTATAACCGTCTAAAGGATCGACATAAAGTTTAAATGGGAAAACTGAATCGACTGTCGTCCCGGCATAATAACTAAAAACACCGTTTTGATTAGTAATGTAAACTACCCCGCCATTATACGTCGATTGAACAAAAGACGAATCTAATAGATAGGCTGTTAACCTTTCATTAAGGGTTTGATTGAGTCTGACTGCGGGGTACGTACCAGTAGCAGTATTGTTAGCAGCGATAGCAGATAAAGCTACTAATCCGCCTCGGCCGTTTAAAGTGTTAGCTCCGGAGCCTGTTTGATTTTCAATTGTAATAGTTCTAGTAAATCCCATATATTATATTTATATAATAGTTAATTATTTTTTACCATTTATTGACAGGACACTTAACATTTAATAGTTTAACTTTATTATCCATAAAACATCCACATTTACCACATCTTGTTTGCTCTGGTATAAAAAACTCACAACTTTTGCAAATCAATAATCTAGTTACAACCAAATCGTCATTTGCAAAAACATTACTTGTAGCAATAGCGCCTGATAATACACTTGATGCGGAGTACAGTAAATTACCTATCATTGTAGGGACTGACGGTATCTTAGAAGTACCTATACTCATATATCTATTTTATATAATATATAATATATTAAATTCTACCTATTATTCAGGCATGCCTGGTCGAACAATGGGGTATATAGATTTAATATACTGAGCTGCTAGTTGATCGCTCATTTTCCCACCGTAAATTTTCTCTGCAATTAATGCGCAAAATCTAGCACATACATTATCAGCACTGTGATACTGTGTATCATCTTGATCAATATCATCTATATCCTCATCTTCAGACATTTCATCATACATAAAATTGTATGCTGCCATATAGATTTCATCTCCACTGGTTGAATTCCAACGAGGACCTAATATTTCTACAGTTGCATCATAGACATTATATTCATCTATTTGGTTCGGCCTCAATACCTCAGTTACAACTATACGTGTATCCCAAGTGTTATTTAACATCTTTATATTCGCATTGTTAACTTCTTTATATGCTTCGTTTATATTACTGTCTTCATATGTCTTCATATTATTTTCGATTATTATAAAGTTCTAATATTTCCTTGCCTATCCTATCAATTAACTTTTCATCTGTAACTAAAACACTTGTATCGTCAACATACTTGTAAATTTTTAAAGCACTAAAATCGGTACCTACTAAAGAATATATATCAGTACTGCCATAACCATCTTCGCCGCGGCGTGGCTTAACATCTGTTGCTTTTTTTTCTTTATAGATATCAGCATATATACTATACATTTGACCATTATGTGTATACTCATCAACACTATACTGGTACCGATTACCGTCATTCGGGTTTAAAACATTTTCATAATCTAATACTTTTTTATATGTTTCGTATATTAACATATTTTCTGAAGACTGTCTCATAATAATATTTATGTTATTTACTCCAATCCTTAAGGTCTGCTTTGACTTGTTCAATACTTTTATGTTGAGCAGCTGTAAGCTTAGGCATAAAGTTAATGTGAGTTAGTTTTTCAATATCAACCACTGCTACTATATACTTGGGTAAATCGGATACAGGTAAAGGAGTATTAGGAAATAAGAATGCAATTGCTTTATTAGAGGATTTATCAACGACAATTTTCCAGACAAAATCTGGTACACCTACCTTATTATCACCAATTGTCTTATAATCTTTATTGTAGATAGTTCCAGAGATAACATAAATGTCTTTACCTTCTAGGGCCCAGTTACGTACGTACGTTTCTACTTGCTTCCAGATACCTCTATTGTTGTTAGGTACTTGAGGAATCATATTCGTAAGAAAAAATGACTCACTCATAACAACATCATTTTGGGTACAATTACCTGCCGGTACTAAATGACCGCGATCATAAGGATTACCAGCATAGTCTGCTAATTGAGATTGATAAGCTGT